CCATTTGGACAACGTGAACGCTCCAGCAGGAGCGCTAATTGACGTGTTCGCCTTGTAAAACCCTCCTTCATACGACACTGTGTCGCCGGAAGAATAAGCCGTACCTGATGTAGCGTAAGCAGATGCACCCGTATAATCGTCGGCGTCTGCGGTTTGTTCAAACTTCGACACTCGCTTAAACGCTGCCGTCCCATCCCAATCTGATGTTACGCCTAACCCTAAATGGGTGCCCCCAGGAGGCGAATATGCGAACAACGAACGCGCATTAATGTCGTATCTTGTCCATGCACCAGCCTGACTTAATGTCGGGTCCCAAACAAACACGTTACGACGGTTCGTTTGTGAACCATTCGCTACGCTTTCACCTGACTGATAGTCGACAGACAGCCACAGTTTCTCATCCCACCACATCATCGACGGTGACGTTCCCAACGTCAACGCTGTCAAAGCAATAGCAGGCCGGATACGTTCAAACGCATCAATAACACTGTCCCGAGTGATCAGATACAAACCCTCACTTGCGTACCATACAAACACACCCTGCGGGGAGGAAATAGGAGCAACGTCTTCTTTGCAACCAATTACACGTGTCAAGTTTTGGACTTGGTAACTGGCAGCATCAAACCCGTACACGGCATACACAGAGTTTTGTTTGAAAACTAACAGGCGGTCACCGTCCGGCAACAAAGCCGTAATATGGTCGCCATCTTCACCAATATCTATATCAATATAATCTGTGGCTGTCCAATTCTCCGCATCGTTTATTTTAGAGAAACGAACCCGGTTAGCGTAGGTTGTGCCACTCTCGAGCGTGTAACCAACCCACATCCGTTCACCCCAAACAACAGCATGACGAGCCGCTGGGAAATGACCGTCCGAGCCGTCAATATCTGGTGTCATCCGTGCAGCGTCGTTAGCACCTGTCCATTTCACTGTGCTGTACGAAGTGTCGTACAACACCCCGTTGCCTATATAGGTGGCGTCGTTCAGCGTGACGAAGAACGGTGCCCTCGTTCCCGCCAACGTGTTTGGGCTAGTCGTAATAGCAATTTGAGTAAAATTCCCACCAGTCCCATACCATAATTCTACAGCAGAGCCGCCACTGTTCAAGCACGCTGCAAGAATCTGATCTGCGCCACCTGCTACCGGAGTTTCACTGTGCATCCCCAACGCAATAATGCTGTTAGATAACACTGTAGCGTTTAACGCATCGACACTGTTGCGACGTTCCACACCGCCACGCGGATCAAAGGTCACGTTCAACACTGCCGGAGATTCGTTGAATGTCAGATTGAACTGGTCGGCGCGTAAGTTCAAACCGCCACGAAAATCAGGTAACTCCTCGTAACGGTAAGCATCCGCAGGTATTGCTGGGGGAATAGCGGTAGCAAGACTCAACGTTACTCCCAAGAGTAACGCAAACGGTTTGGCAGAATCATTTGGCTACGCCAACGAGAGGCCCGTCTACTGTTTAATACAACTGGCTGAGGAGCGGGTGCGCTCTTATATCGTGCAGTTAGATTCTCTAACTCGCCGACAAACGCAACATAGTATTGTTGCGCCATCCCAGAATCTTCTTGTTGTTGGTAAGCGCGATAAATGCTGTACAAACTCAAAACATTATCGAAAGGGTCTGGCAAATCAGGAGTATCGGTGTTCGCAATGGCAGCCCGATAAATGGCGGTATTACCACCAAACTCGACAGCGTTACGGTAACCGCGAGCATATATTGTGAGAGCCGACGACGGAGTGGGGTACAAACGAATCGAGTCACCCCATTCTGACCAGTACCACGGCTCGCCTGTCGAATTGGAATCCAACGGGTAAACAAGGTCACCATCGTCCCTTCCTAAATATTCTAAAACATGACCATCGGTCATAAGATGACCAATTTCACGGAACCCCGGAGTCAACGTTGCACTGTCTAGCGAAACGCTTATATTCGTTCCCGCTTCGGTCAGGGTGTAATCCTTTTGCGAGTTGACAGTATTGAACGTTGTGTTGACTTCGTAGAAGGGCCACCGTTTCTCCGAGTAGACAACAGCGTCGTAGCCTTCTCGTATGAACGTATTGAGGGTAGAGTTGCCAATGTCAGTCGTGTCGATATCCACTACAGCCCTGGTGTAGTCCCGCATTTCGCTTAGTTGCAACGTGACCCCCTATTGTTTATGGAATGAACAGAAGTCGCTGTCCCCCACTGGGCGAGCCTTGCAAGGTTCGCCATCTTTTTTTGTCGCAGCGCACAGAACCGGTTTCGGTTCAATGGCTTGGATTGTGTGTGTGCTAGTGTTCGCTACCCGTGTAACCTCACGGTTGTATCCAACCGCTTGAGGTCGTGGCGTAGCATCACGAAATCCTGATGCAGGTTCCCCGTAAGGTCGCATCCCAGACTTGTATCCCGAAGCGGGAACACGCATATTCCAATCCTCCTAATGGCGTCAGGTGGGGGCCACCGAAATGACCCCCACCATATGCCTATATGTTTTGGCTACGCCGGGGTGATCCCGTACATGTAACCTTGACGGGCGCGGTTGCTCGTTGTTAGTTCGCCGTAGCAAAGCAACTGTGAGAAAACCGAATCCTGGTTGGTTGGGCGCACGAACGGCGTTGGCTTGAACCAAACGTCGCTATGTGCAACCAACTGGAGGTACTTGGTGTTGAGGAAGTAAAGTTTTCCCTCACCGGCCAAAGTACCGTCAAATGTGATTGGGCAACCCTTGAACATAAGGTTCTGGAAACCAGCGTCTCCGACATCAGTGTCGGTGTAACGAATCTGGTCCTCAAGCAGAGCCTCATATACTTCGTATTGGGTTTGACCCGTAATGCCGATGGTTGGTTGATCGTTACCAACAGAGCAGTTGTTGTACAACGTTGCCATTGCGGCAATCGTAAGTGCACCACCCTGGTTGGTTACAGCCGACCTCCACCAGTCGTTGTCCGAATCGGTAGCATCAATGCCACCGGGGGAACCTGTGGAACCGACCAGAGCGGAAAGCCCCAACCAGTCCTTGTTGCTGTTTCCGGTACCGTTGCCGAAAAACATGGTGTTCATGTTCTCAATAATGGTTTCCTGTGTTTGGAAAATCTTGCCTTCCAACAGGTCAATTATTTGAGCCTCACCGTTGTTCTTCGCCTCTTCGATACCGCTAATCGTTACTGTAGCCGCATACTGTTTCCAGTCGTACTCAGCGGCAGAAATGCCAGTCTGAGCCGTTACCGAAATAGTGTCCGTGCCACTGTACGATCCAGCAGTGCTGTTAGTCCCATAAATTACTGGAACCACAATCTTTGCACCACCCGATATGCGCCGAATTGTCTGACCTGTCGTCAACGCATAGAACAATGGCCTAGCGGTGAAGATATTGTCGGTCAGTTTAGGGACATAGTTTTTTAGGGTGGTGGAAAGAATCTCATCAAAATTGCTGTTACCAGCAGCCATAAATTCTTACCTCCTAAGATGTATGTTGAGTCTTAGCAAGGTTGAAGGCTTCTCTAAGAGACGACACCTTTGACGAAGGGGCTTTGTCAGACACTGCGCCGCTTTGCCGGGACCCGCCCGGTTCAACAACAGAAGCGTCACGTTTGGCCTCAAATCTGTCTTTCTCTTGTTCCAGTTTCGTCGCCCGGTTGGCTACTTCCTCAGACCGCATATGTGTTATAGCGGCTTCTAAATTGCCTATTTTGTGGCGCATCGCGTGCTGAAACAGTTCTTGACTATCAAAGTCGCCGTACTGCTTTTTCAAATCCTCAACTTGCTTCTCAACAACTTGTTTCCTGCGTAAACGATCTTGCTGCGCGACTTTGGCCTCCAAATCTTGGAGACGTTTCGTGGTAGCATCGTCTGTGTCCCAACTGTCATCATCTGACGTTTGAGATACTCGCGGTGTTTGTACCCCGAATGCGTCACCTAAAGCCTTCAACGTCGCCTCTGGATCATTTTCCAGAGCAGACGCTATAGCCTCAGCCTGCTGCAATCTTTTACGTTCGGACGCCAACTCTTGCGTTTTACGTGTGTAATCTGCTTGTCGCTGGTATCCATCCCGAAGTTCCTGTAGACTGACCTCTTGTGATTCACCGTCCACACTTACTGTGTACGCTTCACCAGCAGGTTCCTCAGTAACTTCAACTGAAGGTTCTGGAGTGTCCACCATCTCAGTGGATTCCGTAACATCTTCTGCCATTTTCTATTTCTCCTTTGGAGTCCTTTGAAAGGTTGCTCCTATAAGATCAGATCAGAATGTCCCACTCAAAAATTGGCGAGATCAAATCCCATCTGACTTTGCAACTGTGCCACCAACTCTGGAGGCACCCCACCCGTCGGGGCGAAAGCCCCATCCGGTCCAGGAGCCACTTGTCCCGGCGGTATCCCGGGGCCAGGTGGGGGCGGCGGAACCGGCCCTCCTTGATCCGGGGATGCCTGCGGGGGCGGCTCCATAAGAAACTTGTCAGGATTTTTGATC